CCACGGTAGTAGTTAATGCACCTTCTCACGGTGCCGCTGACGGAGACTATGTAACCTTTAGTGGGGCAACAGGAACCTACGCTTCCCTACTCAATAACGAGTTTTCTATCACCTACATCGACGGCAATTCGTACTCCATTACTGTTGCTTCGACCATTCCGGCAGGTACTACCGGTGGCGCTGCGGTATCAGCGGCGTATCAGATCAGCACTGGCCCAGAGATTGTTGTTCCCCTCACAGGTTGGGGCGCAGGCACTTGGGGTACTGGCACTTGGGGCGTGGGAACTCCAAGCACTACGCAAACCTCTTTGCGTATCTGGAGCCAGAACAACTTTGGCGAAGACTTGATCTTTGGGCCAAGAGGTGGCGGCATCTACTACTGGGACGCTACCACTGGCGTTGGAACTCGCGGTGTTGCTCTGTCTTCGTTGGCGGGCGCATCCGATGTTCCCACGGTGCAGAACTTTATCTTTGTGTCTGACATCAGCCGGTTTGTGTTTGCATTCGGCTGCAATGACTACGGATCTGGAACGCTAGATCCTATGTTGATTCGATGGTCGGATCAGGAGAGTGCAGTCAACTGGACACCTGCGGCCACCAATCAGGCCGGTAGTCTGCGCCTGTCCCAAGGCTCGGAGATCATCGCAGCAGTCCAGACCCGTCAGGAAATCGTGGTGTTTACAGACTCCGCGCTGTACTCGCTTCAGTACCTTGGATCTCAAGCAGGGGTGTGGGGCGGTCAACTGTTGGGTAGCAACATTTCTATCCTGAGCCAAAACGCCGCCATTATTGCTTCCGGCGTGGTGTACTGGATGGGGGTGGACAAGTTCTACGCCTACGATGGTCGTGTACAAACGCTCCCCTGCGATCTTCGTCGGCATATCTTTAACGACTTCAACGCATCTCAGGCTCAACAAGTTTTTGCAGGGACGAACGAAGGCTTTAATGAAGTCTGGTGGTTCTACTGCTCGGCTAACTCCACCACTATCGACAAGTATGTTGTTTACAACTACCTTGAGAAGATCTGGTACTACGGCACGATGGCCCGTACTGCGTGGTTGGATTCGGGCCTGAAGGATTACCCACTTGCTGCCACCTACTTGGGCAACCTCGTGGAGCATGAGAACGGGGTAGATGACAACGCCACCGGCACTCCTGCCGCGATTGATGCTTACATCGAGTCTGCCGAGTTTGACATTGAGGACGGTCAGAACTTTGGTTTTGTGTGGCGCATGTTGCCTGATGTGACTTTCCAAGGCTCAACGGTGCAAAACCCATCGCTGACCATGACGCTGATCCCTATGAAGGGTGCTGGCTCTGGCTTCAACGACCCTCAGTCTTTGGGTGGATCAAGCAGTGCGGCAGTAACTCGTACGGCCACGGTGCCCATTGAGCAGTTCACCAATATCGTTTACATCCGGGTGCGTGGGCGGCAAATGATCATGAAGGCTCGCTCAAACGCTCTTGGAGTAACTTGGCAATTGGGCTCTCCGCGTATTGATGTCCGTATGGATGGCCGCCGATGACCTACTTGATTCAAGATGTCATTGTTCCGCCGCCACCCAATCTACCGCTTGCGCCGGGTGACTATGAGTCGCGCTATCAGGAGCAGTTCAACAATGTTCTGCGTCTGTACTTCAACCGTCTGGACGCTGTACTGAGGGCTATCTTGGCAACCACATCACCAATCCCAGTCTCCATCGGCGGCACCAACATAGATGCCTTCGGGCGCATGCGGGTCAGCAGCCCGCTGACGCTGTTTGATTCGTCGCACCGTTTTGCCGACAACAACCTCTGGGCCAACAGCATCACAGGCACTGCCGCTGCCACTTTTAGTGCGGATGAAGGTCTTGTAAACCTGACTGTTGGCTCGGCCAGTGGCGATCAGATCATTCGTGAAACCATCAAGGTGTTTTCTTATCAACCGGGCAAGAGCCTGTTGGTGATGAGCACCTTTGTGCTTGGAGATGCCAAGGCCAATCTGCGCCAACGGGTGGGCTACTACGGTGCAGCCAACGGTCTGTATTTTGAGCGCGAGGGGTCGAGTCTGTACTTTGTCGAGCGCAGCAGCGTGACGGGTAGCGTTGTAAACACCCGCGTGGCTCAGGCAGATTGGAACCAAGACCCGCTCAACGGCACAGGCCCGTCAGGCATCACGCTTGATGCGTCCAAGGCGCAGATTTTGTACATGGACATTGAGTGGCTTGGTCTTGGCACCTGCCGGATGGGGTTCATCATCGACGGGGTGTTTGTCCCGGCGCACAACTTCAACCACGCCAACCTCGTCACCACGACCTACATCACCACGGCGTCTTTGCCCCTGCGGTATGAGATGACCAACACCGCCGCCACAGCCAGTGCAAGCACGCTCAAGCAGGTCTGCTCCACGGTGATCTCTGAGGGTGGTTACGAGTTGCGCGGTGCCCAGTTGACTGCCGGTAACACGATCACCTCTCCCACAACTCTGACCACTGCCGGGACTTTTTACCCAATCGTATCTATCCGATTGAAGTCCACCCGGCTTGATGGCATCGTCATCCTGACCGCAGTGTCCCTTCTTGGCATCACCAACAACGCCAACTACAAGTGGGAAGTAGTTGCTCAAGGAACCACAACGGGCGGCACCTGGGTGAGCGCCGGAACGAACTCGGCAGTTGAATACAACATCACCGGGACTGCGTTTACCGTGGGCACCGGGCGCATTTTGGCGACTGGCTTCTTTCAAGGCTCAAATCAAGGCTCTAGCAGTGTTGACATCCTTAAAGAAGCGTTGTTTGCCAGTCAACTGGAGCGCGACCCGTTTACAGCCACAGCCTATGAACTGACCCTTGCTTGCACGGCGGCAACAAACGGTGATCAGGTTTTGGGCTCTGTGGACTGGGAAGAGATCAGCAGGTAAATCATGGCCGACCAGTATTTTGAAGAGCGCGAGCCGACCGAAGAGGATCTGCTAAACATTGTTGGCGGCACAGCATCACCCACGGTAAGCCCAACAGTTAGCCCCGCGTTTTCACCTGCCACTCAAGACTACTTTGGCAGGTATAGGGATGTTGCTGACCTGTTTCAGCAGAACAACTATGGCCTGACCGCAGACGACTTTGCCCGCACGCACTTTGAGCGGTTTGGTCAGGGAGAGGGCCGTACTTTTGGCCCTCCCGCACCTGTTGCTACACCCACGACTGCCGCGCAGTACGACTTCAGTAAGCCACAGGATCTAGTAAAGACACTGCTATCTAATGACCCGGATGCTCTGGGGCGCTTGTACTTTGGGTACCAACAAGCCTACAACTTTGGGGAGGGCAGCACTTTTAACGACCCAGGCATGACCCTGGGCGATTTCAACTTACGCTATGGCCCGCAGTCTGGCCGGTTAGAGGCGTACAAAGAATTCACCGCGCCGGATGGCAACAAGGTGCAATCAACGCTGTTCTACGATAACCAGGGTAATGTCACCGACAGCGAAGTCAGATACTACACCGGCGACGACAGCGGTTTATTTTTGCAATACGACGCCGCCGGTAATGTTGTTGCCGCCCGACCGTTTGATTTCTCAAAACAATCAGAGCAGGTTCTGTCAACCATCGGCTCCATTGTGTTGCCCGCTCTCGGGCCGTGGGGCACATTGGCAAACGCCGCAATACAAGCGGGGCAAGGTAACTATCTTGGCGCAATCGCGTCTGGGGCATCAGGATTGGCAGGTCTGTCCGGTGCGGCCACAGCAATTGACCCAATCAGCGGTGCGGTAGTCAACACTGGCAATCTTGCGGGCATTCCGACTTCCACATTCTCAAACATTGCCACCGGCGCAAACATCGCCAATGCAATTAGGACTGGTAATTGGGCCTCACTCGCTTCCACAGTTGCCAATAGCGGTTTCGGCCAAGAGGTACTGAATTCACAAATTGGTGATACCGGGTTTACTCTTGCAGACGCAGCCAGGGGCGCGGCTATCCTCAAAAACATTGAGGATGGAAAATATGGCGATGCCCTAAGTTCATTGGGGCAGTTGACCGGCAGTCGAGATACTGAGATTGCAGGCAAGGCAGTAGATCTTGTTGCCGCAATCCGCTCCGGCAATCCAATTGCCATGTTAAATGCTGCCCGACAGTTGGGCGGCGTAATGAGTGCTCCAGAGCGAATCAATCGATTGCCTAGTGAAGCACCAAGGACAACATCTACAACTGGCGACCCGCTTGAGCCTGTTGGCGGTGTAGATGTGGATGAGTTGCTGTCTGTTGTCAAAGGGACAGACATCCCGACGCTTGATGCCACGATCGGCACAACTACGATCACTGGCGGAACCACTACTACTACCGGTGGCGCAGCAACGGGCACCACTACTGAAGTAGCGCCATCCGGCGACAAATTGGGTTCTGCGGTTATTTATGGCGGGTACTCAACTGATGCTGCAAATTATCTAAAGAACAAGTTTGACGATACATCCTGGGTTGACCAGGGGTCTTTAAATGCTGCCACTGCTTTGATGCGAATTGGGGGGACAGAACTTCTAGAATCAGCAATTGCATCGAAAAAATCTCTCCCTGATTACCTGCTTGATCTTTCTAAGACAGGCGCAATAACCCCATCTCAACTTCGCACATCCGAGTCTGGCACCTACAAACCGCCAGAAGGATATGTGGTTGCCAATGATTTTTCGTCCGCAATAACAACAGGCGTGGACGAATATGGGAATGTGTATGCTCTTGAGGCCGCTCCATCGAAGGGAGAGACGGTTGCGCGAAAACTTACGCCCCAAGAGAAATATCAGGATTATCTGGACAAATACCATCCTGGCGGTCTGGCT